AGTTGCAATCATCTAAATGCTGTACTGGGTCAAGCATTTTCTCTGTCATACCTTCCCAGTTCTTGTATGATTCTGTTTTAATCTCTTTATTAGTTTTGTAGTCAATGATGTTAACTCTACCATTGACTACTTCAACTAAATCTGATTGGCCACACAAGCCTGCTGACTTGAGATAAACCATATGTTCAGGGTACACGCCTGGATCTAATTTTTGTAAAGGTGCAATTTTTAAACCATTTTCTCCTTCATAGGGTTTAAATACAGGAACTGTTACACCTTCTCTTTCAATAGATGCTAATGAACATAAGTCAGATTCTCTTTGGTTATGATAAAATGTACCAAGTGTTGTGGCTCTGTTAGCTTCATTATCCCATATCTGAATAATAGTTTTGGGATCAATACCATACCATTTTGATTTCTTGTTTTTAGTTACTCTTTCTGCTACTTTCTTTGCATCAAAAGGTTTCTTTAAACTAGATACCAATGTTGTTACACTAGTCCATTTGATCTGATCATTTGGATCTACACTAACATAACTGTGATCATCTGCATTAAATACTATACTCATAGTGCATCTAGTTTATCTTCTTCTTCTTCTGTAGCAATTGCTTGCCATTTACCAAGAGGACAGTCTGAAGAAAGAGATCTGGTCTTAAAAGCTAATGAGCATCCACATTCATTACAACATGGTGCTGTACCCTTTACTGCACATTTCTTTCCTTTGCTTTGGCATTCATCACAAACATCAAATCTCATGCGGGCCACATCTTCTACAAACTCATCTCTAATTACTGAGTTTTTAATGCCTTCAAGGATTTTACTTTTGTTTTCCCAAATTGCTCTGAGTGCTGCTTTCATTATTTTTGGTTTTTAAAAATTCTATTTTTCTGGTAAATTCAACATCAATTTTCTTTTTTAAACTTTCTAAAAGATTTAGTTTAATTTCCATTGCTTTTTTATTATGATAAGCTTTGAATGTTGATGTATCATGATTTTCTAATCCTTTACTAATTCTATCAATTGCTTTATTAACTATACCATGTCTTGAAACAAAATGACCTAATCCATCTATATTTATTCTTGGATATGATAAATTAGTAAGTAATTTTCTTACATCTTTATAATAAAACTCTATTAAAGATTCTACTAAGTCTTGATCAATATTTAAATCTTCAGATACTTGTTTATATAGTTCACTAGACTTCTTTGGTTTCATTACCTAAAAATTTATAATCTAATAATATAGTACCGTCTGTTATAATTTTTAAATTAGGATTTAATTTGATTAATTTTTTATTATCTAAATCTTTAATTACTAAATTATTTTTTTCTGCTTTGTTAATGCAATTTCTAACAGTTTGTGGAGATTTAAAAATCCATTCTTCATCTACTGACGCATCTTGACAAAAATGAGTCAATTCAATGGGTTGATTAAAACTTAGTAAAGTCAAGCAATTAAGATCTGAATCACTCATTGTAATCTTATTAATATAACAATGAGTCAAAATTTGAAATTTAACTATATCCCATTTGGGCATTCTTACACGCTTCTGTACTTGATTTACTATAGCCATTGTTATTCTTTTCTAAGCCTTCTTTTACTTTGTTTAGGTGTATTAGGTTGATTATCAACATCATGATCTGAACCTTCTTCTTCTAACTCTGCTTCTTGTTGAGCTTGAGCCATCATTGCATATTGCATTTGAATACTGGTTCTTTTAAATCTAACCTCATCAATTTTCATAAGTACATCTTCATACTTAAGTTGTGCTTCTAAATAAGGTAATGATTCCGTATAAAACTGAAACATTTGTTCTTTTTGAGCAGCTAATTCTTCAGCTGTCAATTCTCTTTCTTGTTGGTTTTCCATGATAAATTATTTATTGGTTTACAACAAATATACAAAATAAGTTTAAATGTATATTGTTTAAATAAAAAAATCCAGGCACAGAAAGTACCTGGATCATAGTAGTTTAAGTAATATTACTTTTTCTTAGCAGTTCTTTTTACAGTTCCACCTTTCTTCATACCTAATGCTTTTTTAGCTTTATCAACAAGACCATACTTTTTATCAAGTTTTATACCACCTATCAAGGCTGCTGTTCCAGCGGCTACTTTAGCAGCAGTCTTTCCAATTTCTCCAGCTGAAAAAACTCTCTTTGTTTTACCTGCACCGCATTTCTTTTTTCTTCTTCTTTTTGGTTTACCATCAACCATTACTGTTTCCATACAAGAGTCATCTGATGACCCTCCTACTTCATAGCTCTTCATGGATCTGATCATTTGATTTTTACTATGTATCATGATTACCTGTTTTTAAGAGTTAAGTTTAATATTGTAAATAAATAAAAGTCTCTTGAGACATCTACTTCAATTGCTAATATATCAATAAAAGAAATTCTCAACTTGATATTTAATTTATCCCATTGTTTGCTGTAAGTATTCCAGCTGTTTCTAAATTTCATAGTTGGTTATTTGTATGGTACATATGTAGTTTTACTACCAGATTTTTTAGCTTTAAGAATTTGTTTACGTTGCTTACCTGTAGATTCATAAGATACATGAACCCAGTCAGGATTAGTATCTGTTCCAAATTCCCAAATAAGCTGGTCAAATTCTAAGTTATCTTTAATAAAGTTAAAGATAGCTGCATTTGTTATTGATGTGCCATCCATGTCAATATCAATAGCTTCTCCAGTGCAATGCTGTGATGATGGGACATAAACACCATTAACTGTTTTACCTGCACCTCCAATAGCTTTATTTAAAGCAGCAGAACGGTATCCTGAACTAATGCGGATAGGAACACCAAAATGGTCACGGATTGGTTGAAAAACTCTCTCAGCCAATAATTTAAAGTTTTCAATATGCTCTGGTGTAGGCATATTACTAATCCCTTTTCTTTTAGCTGTTTCTGATCTTATTACTTCAGCCAATGCTAAATTCTTACTTAATTGCATAGTTTCTATTTTTTAAAATATAATTGTGATTCTGCTTCTCTTCTTCTTACAAGACCTTTTAATGTTTTACCACCGGCCTTTACCCATTTCATAAACTCAGCAGCTATAGTTTCATCTTCTGGGTTTGCATTTACTTTCTTTAATAAAGTAGAAGACTTCAAGTTTGCTGGTCCTAAGTTATATGCAAATGATACTAATGCATCAAACTGATTCTGATTAATGTCATCTCTACAGTAGCTATCTACATATTTCTCAAAGCTTACAAGCATATTTGCTAACAGTTCAACAGCTTTTTCTTCTGTTATAGATGGGTCTGTCATTGTTACTTTTTTACCACCTGGGTAAAAAGTAGCTCCATACCCAATTGTAGGGACACCTGCGGAACATTTATAAGGAGCTGATCTAAACCCTTCAAATGTTTTAATCATTTCAATTCCTGCTTTTCCTGTTTTAGTTATTTTCATCTTTTTCTGCTTTTTTCTTAAGTTTAAGTATTCTTCCTGCAGTTGTAATACCAAATGCACCTAAGGTAAGTAACATAAATCCATCAAAGATAAATTCTTTTATAATAAGTTCATTACCAATAATACCTGTAATTACATCTATTAATAGTACAAATACCATTGCAAAGAATGATACTACTCCTACAAATGCTTGCTCATTAATACTATTATCATCTGAAATTAACTCTCTAAAAAACTTTTTCATAATCTTACTTTTTTTCTTTACTGCCTTCCTGAGTAGCATACTTGATACCCATGATTGTACCAACTATAGAAAAGGCATTTGTTAATAATACACTAAACATGTTACTCCATGTTGATCCAATAATTTGCGTGTCTTGATCTGTAATAATAGCAACCCAGTATAATACAGTTGTCACAACCCCAACTCCTACTATAACAGACAACGCAACTTTGACAATTATTTTTATCAGCTCACTTTGACTTTTTTTCATCATTACATCTAAGTCATTTAAAGCTGCATCTTTTTCTATCTCTATTGCATTCTTAAGTTTTTGAGAATTAGCAAGTTCAATTTGCAAGTTTTTTGTAAGGTCATCTATTTTTGCCTTATTAGTAATAGCTTCAGTAACATCAGTTGCAATTTTAACTACATCTGTAATATTTCCTTTACTGTCAAATACAGGATTGTAAGATGCTTGAAGATAAACAGTAGAACCATCTACCTTTTTTCTTTCAAAGATTCCATCAAAGTACTTGCCTTTTCTTAAGCTTTCCCAGAACTTAGCATACTCATCAGACTTAGAATACTCATAACTCACAAAAACACTGTGATGCTTTCCAACAACTTTAGCTTTTTCATTGCCTTTATAACCCATGGTTTCTAAGAATATAGAATTCACATCTGTTATAAATCCATCAACGTTAAAACTAATTAGAGCAGTGCTTCTGTTAATGGCATCTATTTGTTTTTTGCTATTGACAATTATACTTATATCAGTAGCAATTTTCATTATCTTGGTAATCTTGCCATCTTCATTAAGAATAGGATTATATGTTGCTTGAAGATTGATAAGACTTCCATCTTTTTTTCTTCTTTCAAATTCTCCTGTATAATATCTACCACTTCTTAAGATGTCCCAAAACTTTTCATACTCAAGTGATCTTGAGTAATCATCACATACAAAAATGCTATGATGTTTGCCAATGATATCTTCATGATTACCTTTGCCATAACCCATTGCTTCCAGAAAAATGTCATTAACCCCTGTAATGATACCACCAAGGTCAAAATAAATAATAGCGTTGCTTCTATTAATTGCTTCAAGTCTACTTAATAATTCTTCTTTTGGGAGATTTTTCATTACTTACTTATCAATTGTCTTACTGTATCTGCTAAATCTCCTACATTCTTTGCTAGATTTTTAATTTCTAACTGGGTTTGTTCTTGGATAGCTTGATATTTTAATCTTG